TTATTTACAAATATAAATTTATAAAATATAACAAATTATGTCAACTTATTCTTCAGATTTAAAATTAGAACTAATTGCAACTGGCGATGCTTCTGGTACTTGGGGTGATGATACTAATAATAACTTAAATTTAATTCAACAAGCCATAGCCGGCTATGAAGCGGTAACTGTAAATGCAACAGGTACTACAACATTAGTAATGACTAATAAAACAATATCTAATGCAAGAAATGCTGTTATAAAATTATCAGGAACAATATCAGGTAATATTATTGTAACAGTTCCAGACAGTATTGAAAAAATGTACACTGTAACAAATGGAACTAGTGGATCTTATACTGTTCAATTTAAAACAGCTTCAGGAACTGGTTTTACTTTTGCAACAACGGAAAAAACTACTTCACTTGTTTATTCAGATGGTACAAATATAGTAGAAATTAATCCAATATTAACTGGTTTAATAATTGGTACAGATGTTCAAGCATATGATGCACAATTGTCTGATGTTGCAGGTTTAGCAGTTACTGATGGCAATATTATTGTAGGTGATGGTTCAAATTTTGTTGCAGAAAGTGGAGCTACAGCAAGAACTTCTTTAGGACTAGGTACAGGTAGCGATGTTCAATTGGATTCTTTCGGTGTAGGAACTGCAGCTTCAGGAACGACTGGAGAAATAAGAGCTACTAACGATGTAACTGCTTTTTATTCTTCAGATATTTCACTTAAAGAAAATATTATAAATATACCAAATCCATTAGAAGCTATTAAAAAATTAAATGGAGTTTTATTTGATTGGAAAAAATCTTATATTGATCAAAGAGGTGGTGAAGATGGATATTTTGTAAGAAAAAGAGATGTAGGTGTTATAGCTCAAGAAGTAGAAAAAGTTTTACCAGAAGCAGTTGGTCAAAGATCAGACGGCATTAAAGCAGTTAAGTACGATAGACTGACTTGTTTGTTAATCGAAGCAGTGAAACAATTACAGGATAAAGTTGAGAGCTTAACAAAAAAGGAGGGTTAATAAATGGCTGTACCAGCTAACCCTAAATTATCAGACATTCAAACCGAATTTGGTGGATCAAACCCCATCTCAGTATCAGAATATTATTCAGGTGGCTCAAATGTGCCTTCAGGTTCACCGGCACCTAACGGCCCTATTCCAAGTTCAGGTCAAATCACAATGGGAGATTTTAGATGTGCTACAAATGCTGCATTTGTTACAGCAACTGGTGGAAGTATATCAACTTCTGGTGATTATAAAATTCATGTATTTAATAGTCCAGGAACATTTTGTGTTTCTGATGCCGGTAATCCAGCTGGTTCAGATACTGTAGATTACATGGTTGTCGCTGGAGGCGGCGGAGCAGGATTTAATAATGCTGGTGGTGGTGGCGGCGGAGGATTTAGAGGTTCTACCGGAGCTGGCTATACAGGTGGTCCTCCTACAAGTGGAGTTCCCGCTAGTCCAGTAACCGCTCAAGGTTATCCAATAACTATTGGTGGCGGCGGTAATGGTGTTTCAAGTGGGAGAGCAAGTCAAGGTGGTAGTTCTACATTTTCCTCATTTACTTCAGCAGGTGGTGGAGAAGGTGGAAGTGGGGAAGTATCAACATCTGGTGGAAACGGCGGATCTGGCGGCGGTGGAGCTTATCCAAGTGGCGGTGCAGGACCAGGTAATAGTCCACCATCATCACCATCACAGGGAAATAATGGTGGAAGCGGAGCTAGTTTTGGAGGCGGCGGCGGAGGCGGAGGACAAGCTTCAGGTGCCGGTGGTTCAGGTGCCAATGGAGGAGCAGGAGGAGCAGGAGTAGCTTCATCTATTACAGCATCTCCAGTAGGATATGCTGGCGGTGGTGGCGGCGGATCTGATGGTTCAACAGGAGGACCAGGAAGTCCATGCGGATCTGGAGGACAGGGAAGTCCATACGCACCTACAGCAGGAGGAGCAGGAGCAACAAACCGTGGCGGTGGTGGCGGTGGTGGCGGCGGAGCTACTGGAGGATCACAAGGTGGAAACGGTGGTTCTGGAAAAGTTGTAATAAGGTACAAATTTCAATAATGAGGAAAATAAAATAATATGGCATATTTTGCTAAAATAGATGATAGTGGATTAGTTTTAAATGTACTTTACATGGAAGATTCTCACACTGAAAATTCTGAAGGAGTAGAATTAGAATCTATTGGTCAAGCTTATTTAGAAACACATAATAACTGGCCTTCAAATAAATGGATTAAAACATCTTATAATACCAAAGAAAATAAACACCTTGCAGATGGAAATGCTTTTAGAGGTAATTATGCATACATAGGTGGAACTTATGATTCTACTAATAATATATTTTGGAATATACAACCATTTAATTCATGGACTAAAAATATTTCTGGAGCTAGATGGGAAGAACCTATAACATACCCATCAATTATTTCAGAAGGATCTGGTGATTCTACAATTACATACAGAATTTCTTGGAATGAAGAACTTTATCAATCTGATAATACAAAAGGTTGGGAAATGTCTAAATCTAATGATCGTGGCAATCCTGCAATTAAATATGATTGGAATGGCACTTCTTGGATGGATAAAGCTAATTAATCTTTGTTTCTTTTTTTAAATAATTTATATATTACTTTTTAATGTACAAGAAAGTATTAACAGAACAAGCGTTATACTTTGGCAATCTTGAAATGCCAAAAGATTTTAAAATAGATAGACCACAGCTAGCTGTAGATATACTTAATAGCAGTATTAAAAATAAATTCCCTGATTCTAGAAATTTAGATAAAGTAAATTTTTATATGATGGACTACTTATCTGCTAAACATAACATAAAGGTATCTAATGAAAAAATAGAAGGGCTTTTATATAAACCTAATAATACTACAAGACCATTTATGGATATTGATTTTAGATCCTTAAAAGATTCTCCCGATTATACTATGTTATATGGAGTTAGTGTAGAAAATTGTACAATCACAATTTTATATGATGATAATAGAAAAAAACAACAGTATTGGGATATGGATCTTACAGGAAATAAATATATTATTTTTCCATCTTCTAATATGTATTTTATAAATAACAAACAAGACAAAGATTTAAATTTTATTTTAAAAATTACTTATAAAAAAAATAAAGACATATGTATTTAAAGCATAACTATTGGTATTTTAAGTCAGCTTTAACTCCTCGATTTTGTGATGATATAATTGAACATGCTTTAAATAAAAAAGAACATGTGGCTAGAGCAGGAGAATTTAAAGATACAGAAATTTTTTCAGATGCACAAGTTAAAACCTTACAGAGAAAAAGAAAATCTAATGTTGTTTGGCTAGACGAACAATGGATATATAAAGAAGTACAGCCTTATCTTAAAGAAGCAAATGTAAAGGCAGGGTGGAATTTTCAAACTGATTGGTCTCAACCATGTCAATTTACAAAATATAAACTAGGACAATACTATGATTGGCATTGTGATGAATTTCCTTTTACAGAGAACCCAAATAAAAATAAAATTAGAAAACTGTCTATGACATGTCAATTAACTGATGGATCAGAATATACAGGAGGTGAATTAGAATTTGATTTTAGAGAATATGATCCACATATGAGAGATGAATTACAACACTTAAAACAGTGTAAAGAGATATTACCAAAAGGATCTATTATTGTATTTCCTTCATTTATGTGGCATAGAGTAAAACCAGTAACAAAAGGAACTAGATATTCGTTGGTAATGTGGAACTTAGGGAATCCATTTGTATGATGAAAGATTATAGTTATTTTCAAACACCTCTGTGGATAGAACATAAACCAGAGTTTATAAAATCATTAAACGAGGCTTCTAACAAATATATTAAAGAATCTCGTAAAGAACAAAAATTACATATTAATAAATTTGGAGATTTTGGAACTTCTTATCACTCTACACCTCTTACTTTAGATAATGATTTTTTAGATTTTAGAAATTATGTAGGACAAAAATCATGGGAATTTTTAGATTGGCAAGGTTTTGATATGCAACAATATACTACGATGTTTAGTGAGATGTGGGTACAAGAGTTTGCTAAAAAAGGTGGTGGCCATCATTCAGCCCACATTCATTGGAACCAACACGTATCAGGATTTTATTTTTTAAAATGTTCAGAGAAAACATCTTATCCAATTTTTCATGAACCAAGAACTGGAGCAAGAACTACTAAATTAAAAATGAAACCAGGTAATAGTGTTAATCTTGGAACCGAAACAATTAATCATTACCCTAAACCAGGGACATTGATTATATTTCCAGGATACTTAGAACACGAATTTGCAGTAGATTATGGGAAAGAACCTTTTAGATTTATACATTGGAATATACAAGCTATACCTAATGGAGTTTTTGGTAGATGAAAATAATAGATAATTTTTTAACAAAAGATGAGTTTGAAAATATACAAAATATTTTAATGAGTGATATCTTCCCTTGGTATTTTAATGATTATATAACAGATAAAAAAGATATTTATAATCATTATTTTACTCATTCTTTTTATAATTCGCCTGATAAAATAAGTAATTTTTTTTATTTATTTAAAAATTTTTTAAATAAAATAGAATGTAAATCTTTATTAAGAATAAAAGGAAATTTATATATAGGTGAAAAAGAAAAAAGAAAAAATAAAGACCATGTTGATTTTAAATATAAACATAAAGGTTGTTTATTTTATATAAATGATAACAATGGTGAAACTTATTTTGAAGATGAAAAAGTTTTACCTAAAGCAAATAGAGCTGTTTTTTTTGACCCTAATAAAAGGCATAGTAGTTCTATCTGTAATGATGAAAAAAGAAGAATAACAATTAATTTTAATTATTTTTAATATGAGTTTTAAAAAAAATAAATATGTAATAATACGAAAGGCGATAGACAAAGACCTTTCAACTTTTTTAGCAAATTATTTTGCTATAAAAAAACAAGTTTTTGATACTTGTATTAAAGAAAAATATATTTCACCTTTTGAAAAAATGTTAGGTTTTTATGAAAGAGACAAAGATCAGATACCTGATACATATTGTTGTTATTCAGATATAGCTATGGATACATTATTACTAAAATGTCATCCAAAAATGGAAAAAGCTACAGGACTAAAATTATATCCATCTTATACTTATGCAAGAATTTATAAAAAAGGTGATGAATTAAAAAGACACAAAGATAGATTTAGTTGCGAGATATCAACTACTATGAATTTAGGAGGGGACCCTTGGACAATACATCTAGATCCGTCTGGAGACACAGATAAAAAAGGAATTAAAGTAAATTTAAAACCAGGAGACATGTTAGTTTATTCCGGCTGTAAATTAGAACATTGGAGAGAAAAATTTAAAGGTGAAGAATGTGTGCAAGTATTTTTGCATTATAACAATCAAAACACCTCAGGTGCTGAAGAAAACTTATTTGATGGAAGAGCTCATATAGGTCTTCCTGGTTGGTTTAAAAAAAATGAAATCTAATTAACACTGTGTCAATTGTTAAAAGGTTTGCAAATAACTGTTTAACAAGTTTTACTTATCCAGGTAAAGAAAAATCTTGGCATATACAAGGTATGTTGAAAGATAAATCAAATCAAATATTCAAATTTGATGTACGTGGGATGTCTAAAGTAAGTGATAAAAAACTAGAAAAAACAGGTAACATAAATTCTAAGGCAGATAAAATGGTTTTCGAAACAACCACCCATTGGATTATATTTGACATATTAGAAATAAATAAATATATAGAAAAATACAATATTAAGGATGTTTTATTTGATGATTTACTTAATAAATTAGATTGGAATATTGTAATAAATAAGAGTTAATTAGATATAGATATATATGATATTTGTTATATACTAAAAGCTATGCCATTAACTCAATTAAACTTTCAACCTGGATTAGACACTGAGAACACTCCTACAGGAGCAGAAGGTAAATGGATAGATGGTGATAAAATAAGATTTCGTAAAGGACTTCCTCAAAAAATTGGTGGATGGACTAAATTTAGTGCAGATTATTATGTAGGAGTTGGAAGAGCTTTAGAACAATGGTATTCTTTAGATGGATCTCGTTATGAAGCTTTAGGAACTGATCGTAAAGTTTATGTTTATCAATCTGGAGATAATCAAGATATTACTCCTATAAGATCAACCGATGCTCTTGTTAATGCTATTACTACTACAAATACAAGTAACGTTGTAACTATTTCAGATACAAGTCATGGGGCTTTAAAAGGTGATTTTGTCACACTAAGTAATGTAAGTATTGACGTTGGCGGAATTACAGCAGGTGTACTTGATGCTGAATATGAAATTTTAAGTATATCAAATGTTAATGCTTATACTATTCAAAGTAGTGCAACAGCAACTTCTACAGTAGGTCCTACTGCAAATTGCACAGCTACTTATCAATTAAATATAGGTCCTAGTATTCAAACTTTTGGATACGGCTGGGGTGCTTCTACTTGGGGTGCTTCTACTTGGGGAAC